TCAAATTTGAGGTCCGCCGACCCGGAGACACTGTCGTCTTCTTATCCAGGGAATTCCTCGATCCTTGGACGACCCCGAACTCCATCACAGACCTCCAGCGAGCGATCCGCAAGTGCCACGTTCAATGTAACCGTGGATATACACCCGAAGCCGCACTCATCAATCGTGCGCTCGGATATTTGGTGACCGACCGGCAAACACCGGTTCTAGCCAACTGGGCTAACGCTGTCCTCCGCATCTGTGGTGACTCCGCTCCTTTCATACCTTCGGAGCGCAGTTATCTCTCGTTGGACGGAGTGTCACCTCCTCAATATCCGGCGATCCATCATCTTGTTCGCCGTGTAGCTTGCGACTCGCTGCAGGTCGATTCTGAGGTCCTCGACAAAATTTGCGAGGAATTGGATCGGGCACAGTGTCTCGCGGATTTTCCCACAGGCTACCTTGACCATTTACGACCCCAAGTTAAGGTGCCGACTGTTTGGCGTGGTAATGTATTCATCCCTGACGAGTTCAGAGAGCAAAATGAGCAGCAAAACCAACGGCAAGAGTCCCAAGACCAGAGTGATGCCCAACCGTCAGCGGCGTCGCCGCCGTCAGGCAGGCGGCCCGACACTCGGGTTGGGCGGACCCAGCGTCACCGCGGTGCAGAGAGGCGCACTCACAACCCTGTCTGTCCCCAGCGACACGATACGGTTCAGCAACCGCGAAATGCTCGGGTCGTGGACCATTCAGGCCACCGGTCGAGCCTACCTGACGTTCGATCTCGATTGTCAGAATCTCCCGTGGCTGAAGAACGTCGCTGCCAACTACGCGTTGGTGAAGTGGCACAAGGTCCACATCATTTGGCCCGCGGGCGTCCCCACCACCGACGCCGGTCAGACAGCAACCAGCTTTGTGGCCGGCCGAACAGTGACGTGGACACTCGCCACCAACGTGTCACCAATCACCGTAGTGAACGGGACGCGTTGCTCGGCAGTCACCCCCGTATGGGAGCCGCACAGGGTCGTTGTTCCAGCCCACCTCCTGTCGCGACTCCCATGGTACGACGCCAACGGCGGGACCAACCTCACATCACAAGCTCCTCTGGTTCCCGGAGCCATCGTGTGCGCCAGCTCATGGTCCGGGATCACCGCCGGCACTAATCCTGTGCCTCCACCTCCGGTTTGGATTGAATACGAAGTCTCACTTCGGGAACCCGTCAACCCCAACGTGGCATGACCGATCCCCTAGTCAAGACCGTGTCCATACCCACCGGAGTGCCCCCGGTGGCCCAGCCACCCCCAACCACCACTATCACGGTGGGGCCAACTATTA